CTGGTGGAGGTGGTATGTCCGTTCCTGTATATTCTGATGGAACAAATTGGAGAATAGGTTGACAAACCCATAAAGTTTACTATATAATATATGTGAATGTTTCCAGGAGGATTCATTCACTTTTATTCTCGCTAACTATAGGAGAAACACATGACACACGAATATAATCACTTTGGTATTCCTACCGGACTCGCCAAGCAATTTATTGGTTTTGATACCATGCTTGAGAAACTCCGTGAAGCAAGTGAATACGCTCCAAAAATCCCATCATACCCTCCATACAATATCAAGAAGGTCGACGAAGAACATTTTGTTATCGAAATCGCCCTTGCTGGTTTTGGAAAACAGAACCTTGATATTGAATTGAAGGATGATGTCCTTACGGTTTCTGGCCGCTTAGAGAATGATGATAAAGACTACATTTTCAAAGGTATTGCTGACCGTGCTTTTACTCGCCAATTTACACTTGCCGACACGGTCGTTGTAAAGAACGCGGAGATGGCTAATGGACTACTTAAAATCTTTCTTGAGCGATTTATTCCCGAGGAGAAGAAGGCGAAGAAGATTGATATCCTGGATCCGTTCGGGGTCGGCGAGGCGACAAAGCAATTCCTCACTGAGGCAACGGCGTTTCAAAAGCAGCTTGCTGGAGAAAAGACAGGTAAGAAAGTAGCATAAATAAAATGAAATAAGGCAGGGGCCCCTGAAAAGGACCGGAACTGATAATCCGGCACCCTTCAAGTCTTTGTCCTCTAAGGGTGATGGGTGAACCGTCACCCTTTACTCATATGAGGTTATTATGAAACTTGTGATTACAGATGCCCCTAAGGGTCCTAAGACCGTAACGGTTGTTACGCCTACAATAGGTTCTCCAAAACTACAAGATGCTTTAGATAGTGTTGAAAAGCAAACCCATAAACACATCAAGCACCTAATTGTAGTTGATGGTAAAGAATATGCCAATGGTGTATTTGAACAGGTTGGACTTCCACCAAAAGATAAAGTAAAAGTTCTTGTTCTACCAGAGAACACAGGTAAAGTTGGTGACCAATCTTTCTACGGTCATCGTATCTATGCTGGCATTCCACATCTACTAAACTCCGATTACATTCTATTCTTGGATGAGGATAATTGGTATCAACCAGATCATGTTGAAACATTGGTCAATACTATTGAACAAAACAATTTAGATTTTGCTTATTCCCTACGGCAGATATATAATCCAGATAAAGAATATCTCTGTGATGATAACTGTGAAAGTTTAGGTAAGTGGCCGATATTTGCCTCACGCAATTCTCCTTATGGAGACCAGTTTCTAATAGACACATCATCATTTTGTTGGAAGAGAGAGTTTCTACAAAAGACATGTCACTACTGGCATGCCGGTTGGGGTGGAGACCGCCAGTATCTCTATGCTGTGAAAGACCATTCTAAGTATCATACTAATGGTAAGCACACCCTTTGCTATCGTCTAGATGGCAACCCCAACTCGGTAACTAAAGAGTTTTTTGATGCAGGTAATAAAATAAACAATCAATACTATGAAGGGAAATTTCCATGGCTAAAGATTTAATTATTGGTGTGGTTGATAACTATGATTGGGATAAAATCAAATACTGGGCTAATTCTATTAAGAAGTCCGGTTTTACAGGTCACAAGGCAGTTATTGCCTATAACATGGATGCTGCAACCGTTAATAAACTAACTGCCGAAGATTTTATGATTGTTGGATGCACAGCATTTGACCAGTATCGAGGTTTTGTATATAACATTGGTGACAACAATAGCATTATGGTTGATCGCTTTATGCATATTTACCAGATGTTAGAACAATTGGAACAACAAAATGGTATTGAACGTGTTATTGCTACAGATGTTCGTGATGTTGTATTTCAAAGTAATCCATCAGAGTGGTTAGACAATTACCTTTTGTCTTCACAAGATATGATTATTGGTTCGGAAAATATGAATTATGAGGATGAACCTTGGGGTTCTAATAACATGACACAAGCATTTGGTGAATTTTTCTCTGCACGTTTTGTTAAGAGAGAGATTAATTGTGCGGGTGTTGTTGGCGGCCGCCTGGATGCATTTAAAGATTTCTGCCTAAACATTTATCTAATGTGTCGTGGACTCAATCCTAAAACACCAGGAGGTGGTGGTCCAGATCAGGCAGCATTGAACATTCTATTGGCATGTGAAGCATATGCAAAGAGAACGGCATTTACAAATCCGGCAAATGGTTGGGTCGTTCATGCTGGCACATCTCTCCCTGCTATTCAAGCAGGTTCTGGTGGTATTGGTCAGGCATACAAAGCAAATCCATCTATGCAGTTAAGATTTGTAAATCGTATTGATTATTCGGTTCATAATGATGAAATTTATGCCAACGATAAGAAAGTAACTATTGTTCATCAATGGGATCGTGTACCAGAGTGGAAAACATTAGTTGAAAGAAAGTTTGGAGTATAACATGGCACTAGGCGAAGATGATTTTAAGACGATTGCGGAACTTGGTGATAAGTGGCCGTATGATTGGGTATCGGTAAAAGGTCTAGCACCTTATATCAAACGCCTTGGTGAAGAATTGGTTGGTGTTGAGATTGGTACTTGCCGTGCCGAGTCAACAGCATTTCTATTGGATAAATGTCCTAACATTATCAAACTATATACGATTGATCCATACAAAGCATATGAGGATTGGAATGGTGAAATCACACAAGATGTTTTGGATAAGTTTATGAAGGTTGCTAAAAAGAACCTGAAACAATATGGTGACCGTGTTCAGATTATTCGTGAAACTTCGGCCGATGCTTCTTCTAAAATTAAGACCATTACAGATAAAGCGGAATTTGATTTCATCTTTGTTGATGGTGATCATTCATACGATGCCACATTGGCGGACTGTGAAGCATATTATCCATTACTCAAGAAAGGTGGTTTCTTTTGTGGACATGATTACTCCTCTATTGAGTCAGTTAAACGTGCAGTAACAGATTTCCGTGAAAAGAATAAGATTACTGCACCTATTAATCTATCTACCAACTCAGCCTTCTTCTGGTACAAATAATGGGACGTAAACCTCTTCGCATTGGTTTTGCCGATACCTTTACAACGGCAATAAACTTCTTTATGGATGTTTTCAACAAGCATTATCATGTTATCCGTGATGATGTGAATCCAGAATATCTAATTTATGGTGAAGGAGAGTTTGGTCGATCCAATGAAAGATTTGATAAGACCAAAGTAAAGAAGATATTCTATACAGGTGAGAACGCAAGGCCTCCATATAATGATTGCTTTGCTGCCATGACCTTTGATCATGAGAATAGTTCTAGGCATTATCGTTTACCATTGTATATTATTGATATGCATGGTGCCATTCAGGAAGGATGGACGGATGATTTTCTACAGATCAAGAATGTAGTTCGTGATTATGAAAAGGATTATGATAACAGGGACTTCTGTTCTTTTGTTGTATCAAATCCTAGGCAGCATATGCGTAACGCCATGTTTGAGATGATGAGTGGATATAAAAAAGTTCATTCAGCCGGACCACATCTAAACAACATGAATGCCATTCTACCAAGGGACAAACTAAAGTATAAACTGGAGTTTCTTGATAACTACCGTTTCAACATTTGCTTTGAAAACGGTTCACATCCTGGATATGTTACAGAGAAAATACTAAATGCATTTCAAACCAAAACAATGCCTATCTATTGGGGATCGGAAACTGTCGGACGTGACTTCAATACAAAAGCTTTCATTAATGTCCATGATTTCCAAACATTAGATGGTGTAAAGAATTATGTAAAACATTTGGACTCTCCTGCTGGTAAACAAGAGTACCTAGATATAATAGAGAGACCAGTATTTAAGAATGATATTCCCAATGAGTTTACGGACTTACACAACCTTTATGAATGGTGGGATAACTTTGTTATGGAGGCATGATGAGATTATTGTTTGTGGTTCACCGTTATGCACCTTATCCTGGCGGTAGTGAGTATTATGTCCAGAATATGGCCGAAGAGATGCTTAAACGAGGCCATGAAGTGTTCGTTTTGGCACCTACAAACCAAGGTGATTATAATGATGTAAAAGTCCTTGATGACTTTTATGCATTAGGAGAAAAATGGGACCTTATCATCGTTCATGGTGGTGATGTTCAGGCACAGAATATCGTTCATCTAAATGCTGATAGAATACAATCTCCTGTCCTTTATCTAATCGTAAAACCAAGTGATAGTAAAATGTGTGTTAATGGACTAACACATCACCGTTTCCTTGGATACTCTACAAGTATGGATGTCCAACACCTTAGAAAACATAATGTGTTAGAGAGAGGTCGTCGTATTCGGCATGGTATTGAGGTACATCATTATATGAGATATAATCCAGAAAAGAAAAAGACCGTCTTTGTTTCTGCTGGTGGTTTCTATCCACATAAGGCAATGGGTCCTCTCGCCGAAGCATTTACTAAGGCTAAGATTCTTAATGCAGAACTCCATCTATATGGATATGGTGAGGAACACTTGATGCCTGCCGAGAATGATGTGGTTAAATGTTTCTTTGGTAAATCCAAAACGGATGTTTTATTTGAGATTTCCGGTGCTGATGCTTACATTATGAACTCTTATGAGGAAGGATTTGGACTTGTCCTTCTTGAGGCTATGATGAATAAGACACCTTGGTATGCGAGAGAGGTTGCGGGCGCTAAAGATATGTGCTATTATGGTACCACTTATAAAAATGAAACGGAGTTAATGGAACTTCTCCGTAATCATAAGAGAGATGATAAAAAGATTGATGATGCCTATAACTATGTCATGACAAACCATACCATCCAAGATACTTGTAATGACATAGAGGACGTTTTATTGGAGACAAAATAATGAAAGTAAGTGTAATCGGTGCAGGCGGGCACGTAGGGTTTCCATTTGCCTGTGTAGTGGCCGAAGCAGGTCATAATGTATATGGTATTGATATCAACCAAGATGCCGTTGATAAACTAAATGCTGGTATTGTACCTTATGAGGAAGAAGGTGGCGAAGATATTCTTAAAATCAATCTGAAGAAGGAGAGAATCCTTTTTACTACAGATTTTGATTTCATTTCTGATTCCGATGTAGTTGCTATTATGATTGGTACGCCAGTTGATGGAGAAGGTAATGCCCGTCTTGATGACCTTTTTAATTTTGTTGATGATACTCTTATTCCTCGGATAAAGAAAGGACAGTTAATTGTCCTTCGTTCTACTGTATCACCTGGTACGACAGAAGTTCTCCGTAAGCATATTGAAAAGAACCACGGATGGATAGAAGGTAAAGATTATCATCTTGTATTCTGTCCTGAACGAGTGGTACAAGGTCGTTCCATTATTGAGACAACAAAACTACCACAGATTGTCGGTGCTTTTAGTGAGGAGTCTTACTTACAGGCCGCATTATTCTTTAATAGTTTCATAAAGAATAAAGTTTTTCATCTTACACCAAAAGAGGCGGAACTTGGTAAGTTGATGACTAACATGTATCGTTATGTCACGTTTGCCTTTGCTAATGAAATGTGGATGATTGGAGAGAAACATGGTATCAACATCGACAAAGTTATTGACGCATGTAACTATGATTATCCTAGAATGGATGTGCCTCATCCAGGCCCTAATGTTGGAGGTCCTTGCCTCTTCAAGGACGGTCGTTTCTTGCTTAGTGACATTCCCTTTGGCGATCTTATTAACACTAGCTTTCTTATTAATGAAGGCATGCCAGATTATGTGTTCAATCGTATCAAAGATATCAATCCAAACATCGAGAAGGTTCTTATTCTAGGTGCTACCTTTAAGAAAGATTGTGATGATACTCGCAACAGTCTTTCATACAAAATGCGTAAGGTATGTAAAAAGCACGGCGTGGAATCTGATATGTGGGATCCATTTGTCAAAGCAGATACATGTATGATACCTCAAGAGGCTGATGCAGTTATTGTAATGACTCCACACACAGGTATGGATTCAGAATGGCCTCTAGATTGGTTTAGACAAGATTGTATTGTTGCCGACCTCTGGAAAATGTATCCAGAAAGTAAACTAAGTATGACGGGCATTTATAAAGTTGGAGATGTGAAATGAAAGTATTAGTGTGTGGTTCTGAAGGTTCGTTGATGCAGGCAGTTATTCCTAAACTGCTACGTGACAAACATGCTGTGTATGGTGTGGATAATCTTTGCCGTTATGGAGAACGTCTCGGTATTGCTGGTGAGGGTTATGAGTTCCGCAAAATCGACCTTACAGACCGTCCATCAGTAGATGCTCTTGTCAAATCAGTTCAACCAGACCTAATCATCCAGGCGGCCGCACGTATCTATGGTGTTGGTGGTTTTAATAAGTATTGTGCCGATATTCTCGGTGAAGACTTAGCATTACACAACAACGTCCTCAAGGCCGCAGTAGACCACGGCGTCTCCAAGGTTGTTTATACCTCATCCTCTATGGTCTATGAGAACTGCCAAGGTACCGTAAAAGAAGATGACATTGATACCGTAATTGCTCCTTACACCGAGTATGGGTTATCAAAGTATGTTGGTGAAAAGATGTCGATTGCTTTTAAAAAGCAATATGGTGTTGAATATACCATTTGGCGTCCATTCAATGTTCTAACTCCTTATGAGCGAACGGAAGGTCAGCAAGGTATTTCCCACGTATTTGCTGACTTTATGCATGAGATTATAGTCAAACGTTCCAATAATATTCCTATTCTTGGTGATGGTGAGCAGATCCGTTGCTTCACATGGATTGATGAGGTAGCAGAGGCTATTGCTACACATTCATTCTCTGCTAAGACAAACGGTCAGGCCTTTAATCTTGGCAACTATGAACCAATAAGCATGAAGGACTTAGCACGAAGAATCCGTGTTATCGCAACCACTGAGTTTGGATGTCAGTTTGATTATGCTATGACCTTTGACCATAAACCAGGATATCTCAATGATGTTCGTCATCGTGTGCCTGATGTTACAAAAGCAAAAGAACTTCTTGGTTGGGAAGCACAGATGAAGGTTGATGATAGTCTTCGTCTTTGTATTAGGGATGCTCTGAATGTCTAATCTTGTAATAGAACAATCGGTTATTATTGACATTGGCGCTGGCCCACATCCAAAACCTGATGCAACAGACCGTATGGATATGCACCAGTGGGCAGGTACAACAAAGGTGCACGACCTTCACCACTTTCCTTATCCATATGATAACGATTATGCTGATAAGATTTACCTTGGTGATGTTATAGAGCATTTGATACACTTTGCTGTACCAGAGGTTCTAAAAGAAATCCACCGTATTCTAAAGCCAGGTGGTAAGTTTGAGGTTACTTGTCCTGATGTTTTGTGGATTATGGAACGTATTGTTCATGATGACTGGAAAGAAAAGGCCAACGTTCCTTGGTTGAATACACACGAGGATCCTTGGGATAATGCCATGGACTACCTGTTTGGTGGTTGGCGTCATCCTGAAGAGTTTAAGATTCCTGGTATGGGACATATTAATGGTTTCTGTGAGAAGTCATTAGTCAATCTTCTACAAGAAGCAGGATTCACGGGTATTTACCGTGAAGATGATGAACGTAACCCAGAACCGGCACGGCGTGCAGTTCTAAAACTAATAGCAATTAAATGAATTTGGAACCTTATTATTTTCCTCAACAGGGAGTAATTAAATTTAATTTTACCGATGAAGAATTACAACCTATAAAAGATGAAATAAATTATATAAAAAATAATATGGCAAATTGTCTTCCCGCCAATAATATATTAATAGGACACTTAG